TAGTATTACCCCCCCCCACCCCCCTAGACCCTCATTCTCAAAAAAATAAAATTTTTTCCTGCCCTCACTGGAGCCTGTACATTGGAGCCACAATTCAAGTGTACAAAGATGTCACAATTCAAGTCTAATTCGATATGGTCGGAGGTTCCCGATCACGAAAAAGACCTCGATCCCCCGGTCAGTCCTCTGTCGCTGACTACTACAAACATCGAAGAACACAATCTCCGATACCGACGATGCGCTGGGCCCGTGCCGCCTTCAAGGGCAAGTACGCAGTCCGTCGCAAGCGACGAGTCACGCGCAGATCCCTCTCTCGTCGCCGTCTTAAGCCGTCTCGATTTACAAGACGCCGCTCTAGACGAAATACTCGCCCGTCTAAGTCTTTTGCATCGCGAGTTCTCAAGGCCACTGCCGTCACCAATCATCTCATCTACGACACAGCCGGAATTCTCCGCAACGTTACCACCGGGGTTGCTTTGGTGAACGTCAAGAATCCTACTCTAACACAGACCGATTTCCAGGCAGTTCAGGCCAAACTCAACAACGACGAGGTTCTTGATTCTGTTACAAACAAGAGTTTTTATTTGCGACACGCTCGCGAAACGTACACGTACACCAACTCTTCCACCAACAAGATCACTCTCAAAATTTATCACTACAAAGCCCGGTTCGATTACAATATTAGTCCTCAAACCCTGTACAATCAGGGCTTCACTGATGACGGCGCTATTCAAGCTACTTCTGTTAATTCAACTCCTTTCATGTCTAATAACTTTACCACCTACAATAAAATTACTCGTGTTGTTACTAAATTTCTTGAACAAGGTGAACACATGACTGTTTATCAAAATCAGTCCTCTAAGCACATCAATTCTGATCGCTACAAGAATTCTCTAGTTGTCGCCGGTTCCCATGGTCACGTACTATTTGGTGTCGGTACTCTCGGATACGACACTGTCAACACTGGCATCACAACCGGCCCTGTTGAACTCATGCAGCGCCTTCAACGTCATATTTCCTACTCTCAACTCGCAGACAACACCGTTCGCAATCACTCAGACGACGCTCTTGCAACAGGTCTCTACGCAAATTTCCGCTTCGCGAACAGCGACACTGGCGTAGCTGTAACTGGCAATGCTGGAGACGTTATTCCTTAAACATTTTCACTGAGCTATGGCCAGTTGCGTTGTGTCGAACAATGGTTCTGACACATGCACGACCTGCAAATTTCGCGCCCAATAAGCAGATTCCTCAATTGAATCAATATCAAATTCATTGCACAGCACAATCGCGGGCTTGTCAACAATAATGTCGCGCTTGCCTTTGTATTTGTCTGTGACTGTTGCTGATCCCATGCAAGTAAGAAGTGACTTCTTTTGCGGGATGAACTTCCATTCAATGTCATCAAAGATCAAGTACTTTGCAGCACTGTCCCAATGAGTAACATTGGTCATACCGCGCCAGTACATGTGCCGACCCAATGAGCGAGCCCATTGAGTCTTTCCAAGTCTGGACGGTCCTACTAAGACTAGACATTTCGGTCTGTCTTTTCGGGGAAGTTCTTGCTCGACCCATTTTACTAGGTCGGCAGTCAACTTCCAGCCTTTGTTGCACCAAGGAGGTGCAACATAAGGAGGGAACACCTCTTCAGGGAAGAGATGTTCTGCACAAGCTTTAATTGAATTAAAAGACTTGGCAAATCCTTTCGGATCCCCTGCCGCGACTATTCTAAGATAGTCGGCAGCACTAGAAGCGGTCTCGCCTGCTTCACGATACACGTTGTCTGTATCATCACCTTTTCTTTTCTTTGAAGCTTTCGCTTCTCCGAATTCAAAGGGACCAGACAATCGTGTTTCCTCTTTCCGGCAGTACTCAATTGCTTGAGACTGAGTTCCTTTCCTACACTCGATGTGAGCGTTATGGGAGGAGAGCTCACACTGCCAGGTTCTGATGCACCATCCTTTCGGATTAATGCTCTCAGCATATCCCTGCCAGTGTTCCCGATGTGTGTCATTGCCTCTTTCTCTTTGGTAGATAAGATACGAGATCTTATCCCCTTTGGTCGGAGGCTCTTCACTAAAGGATGTGAAACAGACATTGACCCAACGCACAGCTGAGGGCATAGTGAGCGGCGCGAGCGAGACGGGATAGTGTGCGTGCGCGCGCTATCGCTTCAAGGATACAAAATCTATGAAAATTTGAACGATTATATAGACCAAGTGTCAAAAATAGTGAAATCGACAAAATGGGTACCGGTTACTGAGTTTCGATCGGTCAGAAATTCAAATTTCTGACCACTTGAGATCCCGAACCGGTCAAAAAAATATTCGCTGACCAGTCAAAATTCACTCGTACCACCCCAATACTTAAATCCGGAGCGGGCCTTGCGCCCGCGGAGTTATTCAGCGAACGTAGTGAGCGATGTCTTATTCGAAGCCGGTACGGCTTCTGCTCTTGTAGGACGACGCCCGAAGGGCGGGAGCGAAGCGACCAGAGTCCGCATTGACCGGTCAAAAAGTGGGGGGGGCAGAGCTTCAGCTCT